GTGCCGCAGCGTCACCCGTGATCGTGTACGCGCCCGGTGTGAACCCGAGCATATCGGCGAAGGCCAACGGCGATCCGGTGATCGCGTAAGTGCCGACCGCGAAGTCAAGGACGTGATGATAAAGAAGGGCGGCGGCGTCACCCGTGATCGCGTAGGTGCCGACCGCCATGTCGAGAACGCCTTCGAGCAATGCCGCGCTGCCGGTGATCGCGTAGGTGCCGACCGCGAAATCCAACACACGCTTGCGGAGAAGTGCCGCAGCGTCACCCGTGATCGTGTACGCGCCCGGTGTGAACCCGAGCATATCGGCGAAGGCCAACGGCGATCCGGTGATCGCGTAAGTGCCGACCGCGAAGTCAAGGACGTGATGATAAAGAAGCGCGGCGGCGTCACCCGTGATCGCGTAGGTGCCGACCGCCATGTCGAGTACAAGGTTCCCTGCACTGATGGTGAGCAACGCCGCGTCACCATTCATCGAGTAGGACCCGACTGCGAAGTCGAGCACATGCTGCACAAGAAGTGAGACGTAGCCTTCCTGTTGCGTTGCTGTTCCCGCGCTGGTAGCGCCGGTAAAGGTGGGTGGGTTAGTTCCCCACAAATTCACAAACCCGCCGGTGGCATTAGTAATAGGCCACAGGCCGTTCGCTTCCGGCTCCGCAGTTACGCCGCTCACCAACAAATCTTCGCTATAGTTGATCGTGCCCGAGATAGTCGAGAGTTCTATTTCAATTCCCTCGTTGGGGCCGTCGCCAAAGAACCCGGATAGGTAAATGACGTTCGCCGAGTAAGTTATGGGGTTTATCGAGAAGGACCCGGGCGCGCAGTCAAGCACGCGGTTGTAGTGAAGCGCGGCGGCGGTGCCAGTGATCGCGTAGGACCCGACTGCGAAGTCGAGTACGAGGTTCGTCGCCCCCGGGTCAGGGTAATCCTCATCGAACCAATCTATGAGAAACTTAGAGTTGGGATCGAAAAATGCGTTTACGTCTACGTCGTAATCGCGCATGTAGCTCCCGGGAGGTACATTGGGGGCTATGGCGTCGGCGTACATTAAGAACCCGAAGTTCGCGTTCGCGGCCCCGAAGGCGACAGTTATTGAAGATTGTGGTGACGCCACCACTTTATACTCGCCATCGGGACCAGACCCTCCAACTTCGGAGAACCCCGCACCGTATCCCACCGCACTTTGGTCCCCGCTATTGAAGGCCACCAACATCGTATTCGAGTTGGTCGTCGAGACGCCACTCACCGATGGGATCACGCCTGCCGTCTGCGTCGTTCCTATCGCCGGTAGCGAAGGGTTGGCGTCCCACGGCGCTGCCGCGTAGGCCCCCTCCACTCCAAAGACTAAAGCTTTAGCACTGTTGGACGAGAGAGCCGCGCTTAATGTAATAGTGATCGTCTGTGAGCTTATGGTTGTCGGGGCAATCGCATACCAAATTTCCAAAGTCTCAGAAACGTACTTCGTACCGTTGAGGCCCAAGTCTACGGAGCCAGACGCGGCCCGCTTTTGCCATGTCAGACCCCCACCTGAAATGGACGAGACAGACGGCATTGTTGCATAGCTTCCGCTATTATCATCATTATAGCATGAGACTACGAGCACAATGAGTTCATTGGCGACGGCCGTTGAAACTGACGCCGTGAATGAAGCACTGCCCGAAATACCGGCAACAGTTTGCGGAGGGTTTGTAGTATCGAGAACAGGTGCGGGCGTTGCTTGGATCGCATCAACGTAGCCAATCCAATCGGTCGAGTCGATGCCGCTGAAAAGATTGAATGTTTGATTGATAATCGGAGACGATAAGTTCTGATACTCCGAACCTATACCTAAATAATCTATGGCGGGAGCGTTGGGGAGAAGGGTGAAACTGGCGTCGGGGGTCGAATAGCTATACGGTGTGGAAGTCCCCGCCTCAGAATTGCCTACGAGTGCCGCGATCAACAATGTGTTGGAGGCAGTCGTCGAGACGCCGGTTACATTTCGAGTTGTGACCAAGCCACTCTCTGCGGCAGACGCGACGGCAGGCAGTGAAGCGTTGACATCGAACGGCGCTGTCGGGCTCGCGCCTTCGATGCTGAATATAACCATGGAGGCGTAGGTCGTGGTCGCGTCATTAACAGCGACCGTGACCGATGTGGCTGCCGTGGTCGCGAGACCCCACCACACTTCTTGAACCATCGGAAGGCCGTCGTTACACGTCACCACCGTGCGCTTGCGTAGCGTCCACGATCCGGTAACGCCGCCGCCGGTGATCCCGGAGACGCCGACAGCCGACGCAGCTAGGCTCGTGAAGAAGCCCGCGACGACGACAACAATATCGTCGGGTGCGATGGTGAGGGAGAGAGCCCCGGCCTGCGTGCCGTTAAACGCCCCGGACCACGGTGATTGGGCCACCGATGATCGTACTGAAAGTGTCATGGCGGAAACGCCCTCCGCCCGTTAAATTTCGATTAGCGTGAGCACTGGATTGTAAATGGTCATAACAGCGGCTCCCGTGAGCCCTTCAAGTTGAAGGTCAACCCAATACTCCGTTCCGATGGTGAGCCCGGTAATGAGGGATTGCAATGCAATCGGGTTACGTGCATCGGCGGCCGTCGTCCATACGATAGCATTCGAGTATTCTATCGGCTTGCCGACAACCGTCCCGGCCGCCGCCGCCGCCGCCGCCGGGAGCACCGACCCGGCCGCCCATGAGAACTGCGCAAGGACGCCTTCGTCGATGGTGGTCGCGTTCGGCGTTCCGAAACCGCAAAACATTGCAAGAATGGTGCCCGACCGCTGCGGTGTGATAAGGACCCCCGTGCCCGCCATGGTGTAAAGGGTAGTCGAAGTCGGAACAATAGACGCTACGGAGGAGTTTTGCCCGGATGCGCCAGCGCCGAGTTGCTGCAAATACTTGGCACCGTTTGCGCTGTAGTGGTTCCAGCCGTCGCCCTCGTCGTAGTGGATGCTTTCGCCGACGAGGAGCGTGGCCTGATAGACGTTTACCGCTGTCGTGCCATCGGTATGGTTCACTGTGACCGTGTTCGGCGCGGTCCCCCCATTGAAGATCGAGGCTGACTTGATGTTCCGCTGCACGCCCGACGTACCGTTTTGCGCGACGATGGTCGTCTTGGTCGTGTTGGCGATGGCTGTGTTTTGCGTGCCGGGCGTGATCGTACCCGCGTTGTTGTCCGCGTAGGACGCCGAGCACTGCATGGAAATAGTGCCGCCAGCCCCAACAGTAACCGCGAGAGCGGCCGTGCCGCTCGCTTCGACTAGCAGAAGCATAACGCGCCCTCCCGGTTAAACGAGAGTGAACAGCGTTCCGTTTGGGTTCGCCGAGTTGGGTTCGCAAGTGAACGACTCGCCGCTGGCGAGCGTCTGAGCGGAGCCGTAACTGAACCAACAGATGAGAGGCTTGTCGGTCGGGGTCGTGTCGTAGAAAATGGCGTACTCAAACGGGCCCAACGCGCCAGTCGCCGTGAAGGTCACGTCGGCGGCTGTGATCGTTTCGGTGCCGGATGCGTTCGCGGCCGAGACGGCGCTCGCGCTGCCCCCCGTCGTGTAACCGTTGCCGTTCGCAAGCTCGGTGCCCGAAACGTCGGAATACTTCGTGTTCGTCACCACCGGCAACGTGTTGGTCAGCATGACGTTGAAGGTGTCGGTCAGGAACTTGATGACCTGCCCGGAGACGTTCCCGACAAGGTAGTCCGTGAACTTGTTGAACTTGTTATAGGTTGCCATGGCGGATCATTCCTCTAAAAGGGGTCCAGCCGGGTCATTAACCATATTTCGGGGTCGAGCGCAAGCGGGGTCTTAGCCCTGCTTCCCCCGCACAATCGCTAGGATCGCCGCGCGACCCAAATGCCCCATCCTGTGCCGAGTGTATTCCGTCACGCCGTCGATCCCGTTCATGCCCATGGACCCCACGACTTTCCGAGCAATTTCGTCACTTTTGTGGCCCTCCGTAAGCCCGACCCGGATCGCAGTATCAATGTTCCGCGCGTCCTCTCGCGCAAACTCTTGCGCCCAAGCGGCGAGGGAGCGGTCGAGTATCGGCTTGTCGCCGACCCGGGACTGGACTAGACGGAAGGCGGTTTTGATAGCTTCTTCGCGGATAGGCTTGATCTTTTGCATGAGCCGACGAGCCGCAGCATCGAGCATGGCGAAAGACATCGAGCCGCCCGCGATGTCCACAAGCTCACGCTCGATTAGATCGCGGACTAGGACTTCGGAAGCATCGAGAACCATGACCGCCTTCGACCACGCGAGTAAATGATCGCGATCAGTAGGCTCGGCGTCTGCTAACTTTGGCGAGTCAGGCCGAAACGTGGCGTCGTGACCGGCGATGGTCCACCGAAATTGCTCGGGCAGTTCCGCTTCGTGCTCCGGCGTCCATGGATCGGGCTCGCCTTGCGGATAGCAGCCAGCGATGTAGGACTCCCGGCTGAGCTTAAGGCCGCGTTCCCTGCAATATGTGACGAGCGGGCTTTCGTAGGTCATAACAACTTCCCTTGCTTTTCTTTCTTGAGCGAAGCGGTCAATGCTTCATGCAGCGGAACACGGGTTTCAGCAATCTTAGCTAGTTGCACGGCACGAGCATCGCTCTGAGCTTTCACATCCTCATTCGCCAATTTCCAAACCTTCTCCTGCGCCTCGGACTGAGATATTTTGCTGTCGTGATAATCTTTCCAAATTCCTTCAATGGCGGCGTTGGCGTTGTCCGATGTTTCGCCGAACAGGTTACGCGCCACATTCCAGGTCGCGGCCTGCACCATTTGGGCGTCCGAAACTCCTAGATGTTTCGCCGCCGTTCGAGTTGCGTCCGCGTAAAATCCATAGGTGCCTTTCGAGTTGACTGTATTGGCGGCGGCCCCCATACCCAACGCTTTTTTGTTGTTTCCGAAGTTCTGGTTAACCGCTGCCGCAACATCTCCCCGCATAAGTGACGCCCGAACTTGGTGCGTGTCAACGGTAACGTCTTGGTTTGGTGAATGAGGGTCTAAGATGTTATTGAAAAATGACCGTACTTTGTGAGCGTCGCTGAGATAGTCGCTGATTTCACGGGGGTCTCCTTTTGACCCTAACAGGCGAACCGAGTCCGCTATCCCATCCGTCGTTTGCCACACTAGAGGCGTCGTCTTACCTTCGGGGAATTCGGCGTTCGGCATATTCCGCGCAATCGGACCCTCGCTGCCGTCCGGTAAAAACGTGTGATAGCTCCGGTCGCGGTACGTCGGGTCGGGGGTGCCTTTTGTGGGGACCATATCCTTTCCGTCGAAATGTACGAGTTGACCGTTCTCTATGTGGGGTACTAGCGCCCGCGACTCGTCGTAGGTTCTAATCCACACCCCTTGTAGCAGCGGACTGTCCTTTAGCTGCCCGAGAGTTTTACCCGCAATATCGTCCCGATACGATTTGAACAATGCTTCCTTTTCCACACGCGCGTCGCCCTCAAGTGGTTTGCCACCTTTGCCCGGCTTCCCGGCATCCCACGTCAAGGGGGACTGCTGCGCCATGGCCGCGTCGAACTTATAATCCTGCTTCGTGGAGTAAATGCCTACGAGTCGTTTTGTCATTTCAACATTCTGGTCCCAATCCTTTTGTGGCGACAGCCGAGCCAAGACACCCGCCACACTGACAAAATTTTGATTGTTCGTTGTTGCCAGTTGGCCCGCAATGTTGTGCGCGCTCTGATACCAAATTTGACCTTCATGTTGAAGTTCGGGGCTTGCGTGATTGTAGAGAAATTCGATATTGGTCGCCAAGTTCTTTTCAACGGCGGCGGCCCGCTCCATCAGCGATCCTTTCAATTCATCCGGGCGGAAATTAGGAAACTCCTTCGCATTGTTGAATAGGTTGAGGTTGTGCTCAAGCGGCGTGAGGCCATCTTTTCCTTTCTTGATTTCTTGCGCCATCAAGGCGACGCTTGGTTGTCGATAATTTTCGTTGGTGGCTTTGACTGCATTCGACTGTGCGGTAGCTATTTGAGACTCATGGCCGCCCGCGCTCCCCGCGAGAGCAGGCCAGCGGCCGCGCCCGTCTGTAGGGCCGCCCGTTGTGAAGGAATTGATGTACTTTTCAGTCTCGGGGTGATGGTCGTCGCCGTAGAGTGGCTTCACACTCTTGTCAGGGTCAAACACTATGTAGCTGGTCGGGTTCGTCGCAGTCGCATTCTCCATCGGAGACGTGTTGACGTACTTGATGCCCGCGTATCCTTGGTCCATCCACGACTGCTTTGCCGTCGTGACGAGGGCCGCTCGATCCGCGTCGTTGTACGGTCGGCCGCCGTAGTTGGCGAGGAAGTGATCCAAAGTTTGATCCTCGCCCTCCTTACCGATGTGGTCAGCGCCGGGCAACCCGGCCGTCTTTCCCGCGATAAGACCGGCCGCCAACTGTGACGCTTGATCGGCGGGGAGAGCGCGAGATTGCTCAATGTAGCGCGCGAGTATCGCCGGGTCTTTCGTGAATGCTTCCTTTGCGGCCATTTGGGCGATAGCGTTTTGATCCGTCAACCGGGATGACCACTCAGGCATTGCCGGGTCTTTCGATCCATCCGGCAACTTGGCTCGATCATAGAGTGGTTGATCGGCGGCGAGGAACTTCGCATCCGGCGGTAACACGACCGGAATAATACGGCCGCCTTCTTTCGCGCCGACATCGCGACCGTTGACGCGATCAAGGGTAAAGCTGTTAGCAATCTCCGGGTCCTTGGCGAAGTGCGGCCCGAGCGCGCGATCCAACATGAACTCGGTCGGATCGCCCGGCTGGAACTTGTCGAATGCTTTTGTGGTGCCGTGGAAGGCGATGTTCCGCGTCTCGCCGGGAACGCCGCCGCCGCCCGCCGTCCATCGTCCATGATAGTCGCGGGCTTCGTTATCGGTAGTCATGGCTTACTTCCCGGCCGACGCGCCCTTACCGCCGACTTTTACTTTTAGGGGCTTAGGCGAGCCACGCGTATGTGGCGTGACGGGGACCGGCGAACCCCCGCCCGTGGGAGTGGGCGGAACGTCGGTCGGATCGACCGGATCGACGCCGGTGCCGCTGCCTCCGGTATCGAGGTACGAGTCGTCATCGCCTCCATCGTCCGGTATAGGGCCGTGAACCATCATGCCGACGAGGCTCTCGCTCTCTTGCTCGATCTGATCGCTCTCGCCGTCGTAGGTCATGTCGGTCATGTCGTTGAGCACCATCATGCGGTGCAGAGACTTAAGCGACAGCGGCAGGCCCAACTGCTTAGCCTGCATGAACGCGAGGAGCGAAGCGCCCGCGACGTTAGCGTCGGCGAAGTCAGTCTGCGGAGCAACGGAAACTTCTGCCGGGTCCTCGCCGACCCACTGCGCGGCGAACTTGAGGCATTGCTCAAGCGCCGCGCCAGCGGCGACAGCGATTTGCTGAATGGTCGTGGTACGCGCGGCGACGCGGATGCGCAGGGCTTCCCCCGAAGCGCCGCGTGCGCTGCCGACATCCATGAATTGCACGCCGAAGCTGGCGGCCTTCTCGTCGTCGTTCTTGATCGCCTGCCGCATCTCACCGAGACCGGCGGAACTGACGCCGATGTACTTCGCGTCGCCACCGATGCGTAGGTCGATGACGCCCTTGTTGCCGACGCGAAGCTGTTGGTTCTCGTCAACGTCCGACACGTTGCCGCCGATGATGATAAGGGTTTGCTGACCCTGATAGTGGAGGGTCGAGCGGTAGTCGGCCTCGCCGCGATAGATCGAAAGCGCAAGGTTGCTCAGGCCGAGCAACGGCGACTCGTCCGGCTCGGGCACAAGATCGTTTGCGCCAACGAACACGAATGGAATTTCAGGCATCGACCGACCCGCGATGGACGGCATAACGAAATCGCCCGGGATAGGCATCGACATATCGTTGACCTTTACGCATACCTGATACGGCGCGTCGAGCGGCGGGCGTACCCATCCGCTCTCCAAACTATCGGGAGTGCCTCGCGTCAGGATGCGGTGCTTGCGCTCCGTGACCCACGTAAAGCCTTCACGCTGGAAACCCGACTCGTCGATCACGACAAGATCGAGGATGTTGCGGCCCTCGTCGCGACGACCGGCGTCCCAATTGATGATCCGCTCGGGATCGTAGAATGCGATGTACGGCATCGCCTGATATGGATCGACGCCTGTAGGCGCATCGACCAGCAATCCGCAACGGCCCTTCGTCAACTGCGCCTCGTTGATGCGGCGCAAAAGCATCTGCAAGCCTTCGCCTTGGATGGTCGCCTTGTCCATCATCGGCGCGAGCCGATCCGGTAGTTGGATGACGGCGGGCTTCATGTGCATGATGCCGAGCATGGCCTTCACGGCGTCGCGCACGCAGTCGTGGAAATAGGCCCGGGTCAAATATGCTTCATAGTCGCGCCAGCCGGGCGATGTCGGCGTGACCATGCCGTCTTGGATCATGGCTTCGCTCGGCGGGAGATAGTCGAGACGCTTGCGCTTGACGGCGCGTTCACCCTTGTAGCAATCATCCATCTGTATCCATTCCCCTACTTTTTGAACGTACTCGGGGTGTTTGTCATCCAAGGCCATGTTATCCTCCCATCCATTTTGAGAGTGCGGCAATTTCTTGCGGTGTCGCGTTGCTCTTTAGTTGGTTTGCGCGCCAGCTAACGATGAAAACATTTCCGCGCACGTAGCCTTTTGAATTATCTTTTCGGTCGAGTGACGCGAACGCGTCGCGATCACGGCGACGGGGGTGAGCACCTATAGTCGCTCCGTAAATCAATTTCAAACCTAAAACCGGACAATCAGTAGGCAGCGTCAAAAAATCTGATGGCTCAAGATCAAACTCAAGACCGCGTTCTTCCGCTCGCCTCATAGCGTTCCGCAAAAGCCGCACGATAGGACTTTGATTAGCATACCAACGACGCTGTTCCTTCGCGCTCACTTGACTGCCAAAACGAGGATTGGCGAGCCGGTAGCCCGCAGCATAATCTTTGACTTCTTGCGGGTTCCGAGCGCGCCAACGCGCACTGCGCTGTTGCGGAGTAAACCGAACAACGCCTTTTTGGCGTCCAGCACGAGCGTCGGGTATTATTTGCAATTCCATGGCGTCTCTCCGGTCGGCGGGGGACCCCCGTTTACCCTATTCCAGTCTGCGGGGCAAGCTGCCTTATCTCTACCTGCGGAAATCGGTCGTCGTACCCGAACGCATCGTGCCCGGATCGTACCGCAGCATATACCGCATTTCGTCGCCGATGTGGTCCTCAGACTCGGTGTCCACGTCGTCGAGATGCGCCACCCGACCGCCGCCTCCGTCGTCACGGGGGAGCACCGGGACTGTTCGCAGCCAATGGGGGCACCGCGATCCAACAATGAAAAGAGCCTTCTCCTCGCGGATACCGCCGGGCTCGCGCTTGGTCGCCTTGAGCCGCTTGCGGGATTGCTCCCACCCCTGTTCGCGGGAGCCGGGGCGCTTGTCGGCCCGCTCCCAAATAATGCCGCGCCAGCGGTGGCCGTTGATGATGCATGGCGTCTCAAAGTCACTGGCGACTGACGGTCTGCCATCTTCTTCGGCAAAAATATGCGTGTCGGCCGGGCCGCGTCGAACTCGGGACTTGCCCGAGTTCGCGTCACGCCAGCCCCGAGCAATCTCGTACTCGATTAGTTCTTTACAGATAGACGGAATGGTTTGACGCCGTCCGGTGTTTTGATCCGAGGAGTTTTTCAGGTTACCGTAAAGCTCACCGCAGCGGAATAGATCGCCCCGTAGCGTGGACAACACGGACCCATCCTCGAACGTCAGGTCCTCGCCGTTGCTTTCCGCGTACCATCCGCAAGACCACGGCTTCGTTGAACCATGGTCGTAGGCGCGATAGATGCGCCAAGCTCCCGGGACTACGAAATCTTTGACCACAATGTACTCGCGATGCGTGGCCCAAATGTCATCGAACATGCCGCCAGCGGTGATGTCCCATCGCCCGTAGAGCCAAGAGTCAAGCTCGGCTTGATTGCGCGCCGATGATTTTAGTTGGTTGATATATTGAGGCTGCACGCGCATGAGGATTATGTTCTCGCGCAGCGATCCGTGATACGCGCGACGCGTCGGCTCCGGGATGCCATCCTCGTCAGTCGTTCCCTCAACGAGCGGCCCGCAGACTTTCCAGATGTCCCGGAGACACGGGTCCTTCGCATTCGGGTCCTCCCCGATCTTGACCGGCCAGTTGACCAAATTATAACGGGCCTGCACCCAATTGTGCCCCTTGCCGTAGGAGTTGGTGGTCGAGCGGATACGCTTCGGAATGTCTTTCAACGAGGAGCGGACGACCGCTTGCATTCGCTTGAACGCGGCGGGGTCGGGCCACAGCGTCAATTCTTCCCACCCGAGCCACGTATAGTTCGTTCCAAGGTGCGCGTCCGTTTCATTGACAGTCGGGATAGCGCGGAAAGACAGAAGCTCGCCCGTGGGCCATTGCCAAACATTTTTAATCTCGTTGAAGAACGCCTCGGGCCACATGCGCTTAATCCATTTCTTGCTCATGTTCTTGATGTCGTCGAGTTCTGGATACGTGCGCCGAATAAGCATCCCCCTCCACTCAGCGCCGTAACCCTTCCCGACTTCCTGACAGAAGTCCATGAGGAGCGTGAGCGTTTTACCCGGGCCGCGAGTCCCTTCGTACAGCGCCTCGAATTCAGGCGCGCCGAGGAAGTATTGCTGCGACCATGGAAGCGGTGCCCAAATCACGCGCTTCTCGTTGCCGTAATCATCAAGGACAATCGGGAAATACTCGTTTCCGATTTTCTCGAATGCCTTGATGATCGCACGGGGGCCTTCCGGCAAACCGTCATCGTCCGGGGGGAGGGTCATTTTACTTCGTCCTTAACTTCACGAAATTCAACATCCATTGGGGCGGTGAGAGCTTCTTGCTCCCCCTCCTCAACTTCCTTGGGCTTTGCCCGCACGCCGACGACCATCACGCCGCCGCGCACGTTCACATCCACGTCAGTTTTCTGACCCCAACGCTCTTTACGGAAAGCGCGCAGCACAGCGAGCATGAGTTCGGGGTCTTGATGATGAATGCTCTCGGGGATTGGTCTGTTATTTTCGTCACAGAGGTAGGCGTCGGGGCCAGTGAGCCCCAAGTTTGCAAGCGAGGGGTCAATACGATAGATCACGCGACCTTTGTCGTGGAGTTGTTCCTCGTAACCCTTTAGGGCGCGCCACTTTAATTCATCCTCCGTTTCTTGAATGCCGTAATCGATAGTGTCGGCGTAGTGTTCATGAAATCGTTTGGTCTCCTCGCCGTAGGTTAAGTCATAGCCATCACCGGGCTTGCCATCCTTGCTTCTTTGGAGGTAATAGCGGAGCGCGCCCTTGCTAAAGCCAGCCATCTCGGCGGCACGATTGACCTTCGTAATTTTCATTAGCTGGTCGAGGAATTTTATAAGGCGCTCTGGCGAGCGTCCCTTGGCGACCGAGCCAGCAGTGATGCGACCGCCATCTGCCAGCGGCCGTCGTCCCGGGCCAATGCGACGTACTTCTTGTCCCATGACAAGCACTCCCGTTTTTCAGACCGCCGGACCATTCCTAGCGGGCGCGGCCATCCGCGCTTTTTACAAAAACCTCCCGAGGCTCATGCCTCGCGGATAAACCGTTCGATTTCTTCTAAGGTCTCACGAACCCGATGCCGCTCTCCGCGAATTCCTACTTCGACATTTTCCGAGTACAATTGATCCTCATGGATGTTGAACGCTATCGCGCGGCCATCCAAGGTATGCAAAAAGATGACCGGCGCTCCGCGCATATTCTGCCTCGTATGTTAGTCGTTTGCCATCCCGTGAACCGGATTGCCTCGTATGTTAGTCATTTGCCATCCCGTGAACCGGATTGCCTTGTTTCTGAGTCATTGCCGTCGTGCATGTTCCGATTGACGGCTGGTTCGCGTGCCTTGCAACGACCGGCCGGGCCGGTGCGACGCCCGCGCCTTGCGCCGCTGGCGCGGGGTCTTGACCCGGCATTGCCGGAGGCGGTCCCGAGCCGGGAAGGCCCGAGCCGCCCGGCGGACCCTTGCTTGTTGCCATAGCCGGGGCTCCCGCCGTGGTGCCCATCGCGCCCACTTCGGCGAGCGTCATGGATGACGGCCGCTGTTGAACGAGTGCGGGCGGGGCCCCGGGTGCGGGACCTTGCGGTCCCGGCGGGGGCGGCGGCGGAGGGGTGCGGTTCATGTTCGGCGGAAACATTTTCATTTACCTCATCGGCTGCGATTTCGGGTGACCTTGCCCGAGTACCAGCGCAGCATGTTCATCCGAAATTTGCTGGATGTATGACTCCTTGGCACGTCGCTTTTTCTTCGTTGAGACAGCATTCGACCCGAAGGTGCCCTTCGGCACGATCACATCGGCGACCGTAGTTGACGGTCCTGCGGGACCGGCGCTTGATGGGCCATCCATTTGGCTTAAGTCCTCTAAATGTTGCCTTGAGCTACCGTTAAGCGCCTTAAGGTGCTCTCAAGAGCACATGGGTTGTCCGTTAAGTGTTCCGACTTGACCGCTTGTCCATGCCGAAACTGAGCGGATACGACTCGGACGAAACATCTCGCGTCTGCGGAGCGTCGAACGCGGGCTGCTTATGATCGCCCTTCGCGGTCGCGTCCTTCAAATCGACGACCGGGAAAAGCTCGACAGCCAGCGCGCTGCGCGTCGGATTTTTTAGGTCCGTGTCCGAGCTTGGGCCCATGTAGCCGTTTTGCCCGTATCCGGTTTTCGTATTGTCCGCAGGCTTCTTCCCTGCATCCGATGCGAACGTCGGGTCTTTTGATCCTACAACATCCTGTGCCATGTTTAGCCTCCATACCCTTCGCGGACATACGCGATGATCGGTTTGCGCCAGCGCAGCAAAAGCGCGCCGGTTAGAAAAGCTGTCCACACTACGAACACTCCGGTCATAGCCGCCATCCCCCTGAGTAGGCGTAACTGAATGCCGCCAAAGCCAGTATGCCTACCACGACCAAGAAAACTCCCCACGACGATGACTTACTCGTCTTGGGCAAATCGTGAAGCCCCTCGAACGGCGGCTGAGCGAGTTTCTTCTTTCGCGGTTTTCGCTTTAGCGGTTTTGTCATGGCCGGTAGCCCCCTCGCGGTTGATTTTCAATCTCTGGCGATTGGCCGCGCGACCGGCCATCGGGTGCCAATGGATGACCGCCCGTCTCACTAGGCGAGAAGGTCTGACCATCCGGCGCGTCGTAGTTGGCGTCACGCGCCGTCCGAAACTGTCCCGGAGCAAGTCCCGGGTGAACTGGTACGTCGCCCTTCTCAGCGGGCGACTCGTCATTCAAACCGTAGTGCTGCATCTTCGCCGCGCTTACGGGGTCGATGTTAGGGGAGCCGGTCGGGAAGTTGTTCCGGTTCGCCGCATTGGACGTGCTCCATTGGGATGCCGCACCCATGAACGCGACCGTGCCTCCCGGCGCAGTGCCGCCTTCGTTCGCAACATCAGACTCTTGCGGTTGTGTCGGACGTGTGGAATTTGGACCGGAGTAGCCTGTTCCATTTTGTTTGACCTTCGCCATGGTTACACCGCCGCCATGTCACGTAGCACTTTCGGGTCCTCAACACCCGGATGCCCGCGCCCCGCCAGCAGATTGTAGAGGTTCACCCCGGTTTCGTCTCGGGCGTAAGCGCCGCTGACCGTGGGGACACTTGTGAAAATTCCATGTTGACGCGCGGCCATAAAGCGATTTTCGACATTCACAAGAGTGGCACCCGGCGCTTCATTCGCCAGTTCCCCCCACGCGGATTGCGAGCCGCCTCGCCCGTCGCTGCCGTGACCGCCTGCGTCTTTCATGTCCCAAATCCTTGTCCAGTCGGGTCTCTCACTGATCCGTCGCCTTCGGTCTCCTGAGTGTCCGTCCCTTCGGTGGGGACTTGCGAGGGGTGGAGAGGCACGTTCTTTGACCCGTCTGCGATCTGTTTCGTGTCATCGGCAAGATCGTTGTGCATCGTGGCTGCGGCTTCGACAGGGCTTACCTTGTCAAAGCCGACAGCCGTTTTCGTTTCAGCACCTTGAGAGGCCGGAGCCTTAGACGGGTCGTCGCCACCGGGCGCTTGGCCCGCCATCGCCGACTGTGTGCCTTGTCGCGCTCCGTGAAAAGCACGCAATTAGTTCGAGTCCTTGCCCGTGTACGCCGGGGCCGAGCCCTTCGCCGATGACACCGTGGCCGGGAGCTTGGTCGAGCCCGAAAGAATGGCCTCGCCGAGAACCTTGCCGCCGCTGTTGGCGTCGATGCCTTGACCGTCGCCGCCCTTCATGCCCCACTTGGCTTGGATCGGATCGGGTTGACGGCGAAGAACCTTGCCGCGTTCGCCCGAACTCTGCGGATCGAGAACGTCGGTCGCGCCCGCGTCGGGACCCTTGCCGGGGTTAGTCGGGCCAATCGCGTTCGTCACACCTGACGGCGCGTTTTGATCCTTCATGCCTTCCTTGATCGGGAAGGATGTCTGCGGGTGCTTCGGCTTACCGTTGCGAGCATCGAAACTGCCGGTCTGATCGACCATTGCCGCGTCGGGGCCTGCGCCCAATCCTGAACCTTTGACTGCCATGGCACCCTCCAAAAGAAATTCGTTTTCAGCCGCACAACGGCGACTTCGTGAGCTAGGCTCATTGGAGAACCTAGCCTAAATTAACCCTTTGGGCAACCGGGGTCTTAGGCCGTGCTTCGGCCATAGGTAGGAGCCGGGGAAAAGACCCGTGGCTCGACCACAATATCCGCGCTGGTGCGCTCGTAACTGTTGCCGCTATCAGTCATTTGATGCCCATTCGCTTTCACGTAAATGAAGCGGTCGTCGGTATCGGCCGACAGCGCATTGATCGCGCCGAGCAAAACCTCACGGATCACGTCGGGCAGGCGCGGGTCCTTCATGATCGTGCGGCGAGCCGACTCCTTGGTGCGGAAATGACTTTCAAACGAATAGCTCATATCAGTGTCCCCCGTTTTGCGAGCCATACCGCATACCAATAGCCCGACCAAAAGTCAATGATGATGCCGTAAGTTATGGCGAGTATGATAAGCCCGTTCACAGTGATTTCCCTCGCGTTGGGTTTTCTGGGGTGTCCCTAGAACCCATTGTCTGTTTCAAAGGTGTTCGCGTAGAACAGTTTGACTTGAGCAAGATTGCCGAAGTAGCCGTTGTCGTGCTTGACTGTCATGGCGTTATCCTCCGCCGAAAGTGTGCCAAAGCGCCCATCCAACTCCTGCGGCCGCCCCGGCCGCCGCTTGCGCGACATAGAGGGCTGCACCGAGTTTGGCGAGCTTCCCTATTTTGTTCACGCCCGCTTGGTGCGCCGCTGGCGGAGGCGGCCGAAGCGCGTGGAACATATCTTGAACGGCCGCCTGATTGCTCGGGCCGCCGTGCGCCTCACTGCCGTGTCCCTTGGCGTCTTTCATAGCCCGGCCCTCTTTTTCATTTCATCATAGCCCAATCCCGTATCGCCGGGCCAGCGCGGCGGAAGTGGGCCGCTTCTAGGCTGGCCAGTCGGATAAAACTTCTCGGGGTCCGGGTATTCTTTCACCCCCGCTTCGTGTAGAGCACCCGCAGTCATCGGACGCCACTGACCGTCCCCGGTGTTGAATTCCAACTTTGACGGATGGATCGGGTCTCCAACAAGCTCTTGCTTTGCGCCGTGCGAAAATGGCTGTTCATTGCCGGTCACAGGTGAGCGCAACAAAACGGACGGCGGTTCGGGTTGACCCCATAGGCTTCCGTAATTCTTTGAGGCGAGCGCACCGTAATAATTCGCCCCGCTCGGTGTCGGCGACAAAAACACTTTGTCAGTCGGGTTGTTAGAGAACGCCCAATTCTGAGTCTCCGGGGATGGCGTCAAACCTTTTTGGGCGATGCTCTTGAGGTTCGGTTCGATAGTAGCGTGATACACATATTTCGGACGGCCGACCTTATCGACTCCCTGCGCGTGCGCGCCGTGCGCCTCACTGCCGTGTCCCTTGGCGTCTTTCATTCGGGACCCCCATACACTCGCTTCAAATAATTGACCGATGGGTGCGAGTCAAATACGGCCCCGCTCGGCCGCGAAACAATCCAGTTGCCCTTGATGTCTGCACTCGGGGTTATCGTCCAGCCCGAAGCCGGATGAACATAGCCGCCCATCTTATCCCGCTTCCATTTACCAGAACGCGGGAGGCCGCCGCCGACTTGATCGACGCCGCTCGCGTGCGCGCCATGCGCCGCGCTGCCGTGTCCACCGGCGTCCTTCATGTCAGCCTCGCTTCGGGCGGGCGCGTGTCTCGGGCTTGGTCGGCGTCTTGGTCACGCTGCCCTTCGCCTGATTAAGCTCGATGGAGAGTTTGTGCTCCTGCGGCCCCGCCTTGGCTTGCGTCTCGGCGACGGCGAGCGCGGTCGGATCAACTTGCGGCGGCTTCGGCGGCGGGGGCGGCGGACTGATCCACGCGGGCTTCCCATCTCTCTTGCCGAGCTTCGAGCCATGCTGGCCGGTGAAGCGCGCAACGGTAACCTCCGTGGCTTTGGGGCCAACGTGACCGCGCATTCGGTCCTTGTGATCGTAGATCGGGATGTGATGCTCATTCAAAGTGCCGGGCTTCTCCTCCGGCTTCTTGGACTTCGGTGGCATTAGATCGTGCCCGGTCTTTCGGAATTTGGTCATTTACTTCACTCGCTGCATTGCTTTGGCGCGGGAGCCGCTCACGATGTCTAGACGGCCGTCCGGTATACGATACATAGGATGCGAAACGTCAGTGCCGCCCCGATCAATGGTTAGCCCCATGTAACCTTCACGCTTGACGCCAGTCCCATCTTCATATGACCAGCGCGGGCCGCTGGCCTTCGCGGACATCCACGGCGGAGTGCCGGGTCGGGGGAAACCTTGTTCATTCAGGTGTGACGGAAGTTGCTGCACGCCATCCGAGTGCGCGCCCTTGCTGTCCGAACCGTGTCCTTTTGCGTCTTTCATTTGCCTGTGCCGCCTGTTTTGATGCCCACCTTATTCTTCACGTCCCAAATCTCTTTTTGGTTTCTCGCGACGCCTGCGGCCACCGCTGCCGAGCGACTCATGATATTTTCAGACGGGTCGAGCGACATCTTGTGAGTATCGGGATCATTCCATCCGCCGTAGTGCATCGCCGGGTTAGCGAAAACGTCGGCGTGAGTTGCCGCGTAGGAATTGAGAATGCCTCTAGCGTTTGGCCCGGCAAGATCGGCCGCGTCAAGAGATTGCGTGCGCCCCGGCAAGCTGACCATGTAGCCGCCAGTCGGTTGCCTGCCGCCGGGTGTAACCGAGAAGCCCTGTCCGGGCGGCGTACCGCGAACCACGTCAAGTGCTTTTTGACTGACCGCTCGCGGAGTCGGCCCGAGCCTGCTGACGCCCGCTTGATGCGCCGCTTGGTTCTTGAGCACGTCGCCGACTTTCATGCCGGGCCGCGCCGAACCGGCTGCGCCGCCGCGTGCCTCACTGCCGTGACCTTTTGCGTCTTTCATGTCATCTCCTATCAACTTCAACGCCGCCCTTCATGCCCGCCATCATATGCTGCGGCTTCACCGTCTCGCGTCCACCATCCCACGAATTCAGGACGTTTTGAATACGTTGTTGTTTTCCTTGTACGTGCTGTTTCTGCTGCTGTTCCAAGTGCTGCATTTCGATACCGTGTTGCTTGGCAAGGTCTTGCACATGCTTCTGGCCGGGACCCATACCGCCGCCGCCGCCGCCGCCGCGACCGCCGCCACCGCCGCGACCGCCGCCGCCGCCGCCGCCCCCGCCCCCGCCGCCACCGCCGCGACCGCCGCGTTGATTATGCTTCTTGCCGCCGACGCCGTGAAAATGAATAGGCTTCGCCTGCGCAGCGGGACGTGCCTGCGGCTGCGGCTGTGCTTTGCCCTTTGCGTCACCTTCGCGAGTTGCGGCCGATGCCTCGCGAGCTTCTTCGGTCCACGCCACTGCTTACCCCTTTGCCCATCCTGCTCGCGGCTTGAAGTTTGAGTCGTAGTGAGCCGCCGGAAAGCGTTCCGCCAGATGCGACGTGTCGATCCCGTGCGCCGCCGCGACGCCGACCGCCGGGCTTTGCGAAAGGTCCGCACCGCCGCGCGCACGATAGCCGAGCACGGTCGAGGCGTCGTTCACCTGATCGAGATACTTGCCTTCGGTGTCTTGCCGAAAATGACTGTTCGGATCATACAGCGACATGCCGCGCGTAGCGTTCGCCGCCGCGTTCGCGTCCTTCGCTATGAAACGAAGCTCGTCATTGGTCTTTGTGTGAAACGGGTGACCTTGCAGCGGCATTCCGCCGCCACCCTTCTCACTGCCGTGACCCTTTGCGTCCTTAGCCATTATCACTTCCCCTGCCGCTTGAGCCGGTTTATCTCGCGTGCCCCGCTGTTGAAGCCGCGCTGTTCGGCCGCGTTGTCACGCGGGCCACCGTACTTGTCGGTGAACGCCTTGAGCGCGGCCGGTGATCCATCCGCTAGATGATCGGTCGGGATGCCGTGCTGCGCAGCAATATCCGTCGTGCTGCGGTCTTGCGGACCGCCGCGCGTCTGGTCGCCGCCGGGACCCGCCGGTTTTGTCGGAATGAAGCCCGGCTGACCACCACCGACCAATGTATGTTGCGATGGATCAGTCTGTTCGACCGGATCGCGCTGCCCGGAACTGCCGTCACGCTTCTCGCTGCCGTGTCCTTTTTGATCTTTTGCCATGTCACTTCCCCTGAATTTTGCGCAGCGCCGTGTCGATGTGGTCGTCATTCAAGCCCGACTTGTAAAGTGGGGCGGTCCCGAAACCTGACGCGTGCATCGCGTCCCAACGCTGACGCATCGCTGAGTGCGCCGGGTCGGCAGTTGATGCCAGATGCGGGGTGACGGCGGCGCTCAGAGCCGCGAAATCCCCCGACGACATTTTCATCGCACCGTGTACCGGCACCGGAGCCGACTTGTCGCCACCGCCCGCGAGCGTCGCCGCCGCGTGGGCATTCGACTCGACCGGCTGACCGCCGCTGCCGCCGATCTTATAGAAACCTCCGGGCGGCCGTGTAGCCATTATCGCATCATGCAACGCAGCGCCCACGGACGGATGATCGGGCCCGAGCGTATGCGCGAGTTGCACCGCCTTTTTAATGTTGGCTTTCACAGCGGGTGAGCTTACGCCGCCGCGACTTTCGCTGCCGTGTCCCTTGGCGTCCTTGCTCATGACTTCCTCCGACTCTCCGCGCCGCGCGGAAGCGCAACGGTGCGGCCTCGATCCAGCGCAGACTTCGCCGCCGAGAAACTTGACCCGAGCGGAACCGGGTCTGATTTCGGGTGGCCTTGCCCGAGTGACATAGCGGCCATTCGATCCGTGATCGTGGACGGAGGATTGCGCCCCTCGTCCGCTCCCTGCCGCATGGCGATACGCTCACCTGCGGCCGACGATAGATGGCCCCCGCCGGGAACGCCGGGGTCCGTGGCAGTGGCGGCCCGACCCGCCTTTAGCTGCGGCGAGGCGAGATAGCCGGTCTTTGGCTGGCGGCTTCTGGCATTATCGAGCCGCACGACGGGAATGTCACCGCCGCGTGCGTTACTGCCATGGCCTCCCGCGTCTTTCATGTTCCATTGCTCCTGCGCACAAGATAGCTCGGCGAAACGCCACCGGCAACTGAATGCCGAGAGCTTGGTTTATTTTCCGTTATGGTACGTGGAGTCGGTCTCGCCGAGCACGGACGCCGCCTTGTGGCGTACCGTAGCGGCTTGAGCCGGGGTGATGTTGCCCTTTGCGAGCGACCGACCGACAAGCCGCTCGGCGGCGACCGCGTGAGCCTTGTCGCCAATCGGGAACTTGCCGCCGGGCAGCGCGAACTTGCTCGCCCCGCCGGTGTGGTTTTTGCGTTGTGCAGTGGTGAGTACGGCCATGTCACTCTCCCAAAAATCGGGAGGGGGGATGCCACCTTATATCCCGAACCGTCCGTTCGGGCAACCCGTGACCTAGCGGCCTCGTTTCCTTTGGCTGATCGTGAAGATTTGAACGTAGGTATTGCGCCGACGATCTTCGTACCATGCTTCGTACAATTCCTTGCGCTTGACCATCCCGCGCCGAACCTGCGCCGTCTTGCGGTAGTCGCGGGAGACCTTGATGCGCACGCGCCGACCGTATCGCCACTTCCCTTTCGAGCGGACAGCAAAGTCGTCTGGCGTTATTTGATATTGGTATCGGTGAACGAGTCCGCAGTCGCAGCATGATGCGAACGAGAACGGCATCGTGGGATATTCCCACTCGCCCGGCTTGCTCTTTGGATACGCGAGCTTTGTCACAAAGACCCCCCGCCTAGTGGACCCCGCAGTATGCGAAGATCGCAATGAGGAGCGCCACTAGGCTGATCGTGTAGAGGTTGACCAAGTGATAGTCAAGCCCGAGGAATTTCTTCACTACTTATCCCTCGACGGGTCGGCCGAACACTTTCCAGCCGAGCAACAAGAACAGCAAGAACTCGACCAAGCCGCCGATGCCGTGGATGTAGCCGGTGTACGGGCCGTAGGTCAGCGCGAAGGCTCCGACCAAACTGAGAAAGAAAAGTAGCATCAAGATATAGAAGTAGGTTCTCATGTTCATGGGAGTCGTCTCCACCTGTAGCGGGGAAGTGATGTCTCCGTTTTTCTGCCCGATTTCTGACCGGATGTCAAGTCACTAACAGCCAAATTGACCCGCTCACATTGCGATGTGAGCGGGTCAGAGTCTTGGTTAACTGGTCGGGGACGCCGGGATGGCGGCGGCCAGTTTTGCATTCGCGGCAACCAACGCGACGTTGGCGGCCGTGATCGCTGCTTCGTCACTGGCGTCAATTCCGGCCGCAAGTTGCGTCTGTGCCGCCTGTAACGTAACCAGAATTGCAGCCACGTCGGTCTGCAACTGAGTGACGTTTGCCTCAAGGGCTAGTACCTGTGCGTCCATTTTAGTTCTCCACTCTTTTAAGAAGCGGAGGATGCGATCTTCGTCCATGTCATCCTCCAAGGGTTACGGCTTTCGCCGTGGCTTACGTCGAGAAGGGCGGGTCGCCCCCATCGTCGTCCTCGACCGGAGTCGGGGTCTCCGTCTCCGGTGTCTCCGTCTCAGGAGCCGGGGCCGGGGTCTCCGGCGCGTCGTGCTTATGCTGATGCTTCTTGCCCATGTATTCCTCCCGCTTTTGAGTGAGCCGAAGGATCGCACAGACGGCCGAAACTATCAACCCGGTGTTCGAGCAAATCGCTCGCTCGGGTCGCGCGATAACACGAAGATTATAATTTCGTGCGATCTTAAGAACCTATAGGCTATATCCTATATTTTTTGACGGCTTCAATAGGGTATAGCCTATCGACGGAAGCCAATCACGTAGCCATCCCGATTAGCGAGCGGATGAAAGGATCGCGTCATGTGATCCTCCGCGCACGGCACACCAAGATCGCCGTGATGGAGATGGACTCGGCAAGGCCAGTCGGCTTCGATGCACGGAAATTGTCGGCCGGGTCCGCAAATAAGCACGTCATTTTCCTTCACCGCTAAAAACGGAATTCGTCGGAGCGGGTACTCGTGCAGTGGGCCGAACGCTTCTTCGTATTTTTCTTTGAGCACCGCATGACAGTAAATGATTTCGGGATCGTTCTCGATCTGCTTCTGCGTGTAAAGTTGCGGCTCGAAGCCGGTCTCGCACATCGCGCGGTATAGATCGCTGTCGGGTCCGCTGTTCCAAAACAGCCCAAACCAAAAAATTGCTTCGGTGGCTTTGCGCTGGCCCTTGAGCGCGTCGCGCATGTCGGTGAGGGTGAGGTTCATGGTTGCAGCCAAATGTTGAGGCACGCCACGCGAAGCCTCTCGCTAAACGCGTAGACTCGCCATGTCACTTTGTTGAACCAAAGCGAGAGCCGAGCCGCGCTGTACCAAAACCGATCCTGCGTCATGGGTACCCGGTCTAGGTTATGGACGCTGCGACGCCCGCACAGCATGTCGGCGCACGTCGATCCGACTCCGCGCCGGATGTTCCGGGTGCGCCTTACGATATTCTTTGAAAACCGACTTCGGACAAAACTCCGCGTCGTGGTCGGTGCGGACAAGGAAGTCGGCGTCGTCGTTGGTGACGCGGATCGGGATGCCCTGCCCGAGAAGCTGAATGCACTTCATCGAGTCGGCGTGCGGCGCGTGGTGAAGTCGGGATTTCATTCGTCTACTCTCTCGCGCGTCTCGCGCTTAAACTCTTTGCGTTGCCGCTTCCAGAAGAAGCGGCGACCGATCTTGCGAAGGTGTTTCCACCACTCGCCAGCCGGAACAGTAATCCCCTTCTTCATCGTCGCCAAGTCGAAACTCCAACCTCAGTTAACGGGTGGTCGCGGCGGGGACTCGAACCCAATCGGCTGCGCGGCCGACTTTTTTCGCCTTCAACCAAAGTCGTCTGCGCAGACGACCTACGGTTCGGCCTCTCGGCCATAAGCATCTGTCCATCATGCTCTCGCGACTTCGACGTGGCATGGTCAGAGAGGAAGCTATCCTCTTATGTGCCGTGCGCAGCTACCGCACGCCCCGTACTGACTTAGCATGCCACGTCGAAGTAGCAAGAAGCGGACTTCGGGGTTTCAGCCCATATCGCGACTCCGGGGTTAGCGCCGGAAGATGCCGCGCCAGCGTTTGCCGCCGGGTCCGCAACCGAGAACATAGCAAAGCCGGGGAAAGGCGCAAGTCCAATCCCCGGCTTTGGTTAACCCTTCGTGTGCGCCGCCTTCGCCGCCCGCTTGATGGCGGCTTGTGCTGCGCGTTCGGCCCCGAGAATGCGGAAGCGTTCCTTCTTCGCCGCCTCGTCCTCTTTGCCTTTGACGACTGCGGCCGCCTCGATCTTGGCGAGGAGCGCCCACGATCCGGCGTCCATTCCCCGGGGCAGCGGGCGTCCGTCCTTGTCCCGGTTGATCTTGACTCTCGCGGCCGGGGGCAGGACTGCCAACGGCTGCGCCTCGCGCGCCCGCTTGCGCGCGAGCTTCTTTTTCTCCTCCGGCGTCGGCTTCGGCCGCCGGAGGAATTCCGGGATGTCCAGTTCGTCGTTCATCGCTCCACCTTTTCCAATAGGGACAGGTCGAACTCTTGGCTACCAGCCAGCGGGTTCCCGGCCTCCCGGATGGTGCAGTACCCTCTCTCGCCAACCCAATCGACGAGGTAGAGCGTCGGGCCGAGTGTGCCGCCCGACTGGATGACGCGCGCAAGGTCGTTGACGCGCGGTACTCTGCTACGAGATGGCTGGATGGTTCCGCTCACACGCATGTTAGTAACTCCTACTCAGTTGTCAAACAACTCGGCTTCTCGCCGAACGATCTTTGTTTGATCGTGAAACTAATATAGCATGTTTGTTGTTTGATCGCAAATCGGACTCACGGAGGTATTTGTGATCGTCAATGACTTAGCGGCGAGGTTCCAAAAATTCTCACGCGTCATCAAGACCCGAAATAAAGTTGTCTTGGTTAATCTTGAAGTCGCCCGCCATCACTGCGGAGGGCCAATTCAGGTAGGTGAGCCAGTCTATGCACTGACGGATCGTGCGGCGCGAGCCGACCCACTTCCCTGCAACGTAAATATCGTGGAGGATTATTTCGCCCGTCTTGGGATCACGAACTGGCGCGAGCATTTCGCATCTGCCGTTCAGCGCGTTCGAGCCGGTCCCGCTCTTTGGCGCTCCATCGGTTCTCGCCGCCAGTCTTGTGCGGTTTACACAAGGGACAAGAACGGAGCTTTTTCTTCATACGCTTCCTCATTATCGTCCTCCTTGATTTCTTTACGGCGCGAATTGATACAGAATTGGTCAACAGCCCCGAGCGCGTGAGCGCAAGCACACTCGTGACCCAAGATGCAGGTCCACACGACTCGTTTCGTCATAGGTTTGCTCCTTTGATGCATGCTTTGATGTATCCTTTGCTGTGATCGGCAGCATGGAGAGCCAACTCCACCGAAATCTGCGGGGGCTCACCTTTGAAGCCGCTGTCAAAGTACGCCAGTAATTCGTAGATCAAGCTCACGGGAACATCGTTCATCTCAGCCTGTTGCTCGGGGGAGAACCCGAGTGTGGTCCCCTCCGCAACATGCTCAGCAAGCTCCTGCACCCATTTAAGATAGGTCATATCGGGCCCCCCACGTTGCGCCGAATGATGTCCTCACTCAGCGGTTCGGTGTAGTACATTTCGATTGCGCAGCACGGGTGAACTGCCGTGCGGAATTGATGGTGCAGCCCCGGCGCGAGAGTCGTGTGATCCCCGGCGTCAAGCCCGACCGTGATGACCGGAGCGCCGAGGTCCCCGACAACGGTGTCGATGAACAGCGAACCGCTGATAACGTAAAAGGCATTCCATTTGTAGCGGTGAACATGCAGTGAGCAACGATGCTCGGGATTTATGACCAGCCGGTGCATTTCAAACAACGGGGTGATGACCAACGGCTCGGTCGTACCCCATATTTTGTTTATCGCGCTCATACAAGGTCCCATGGTTCTTCCACCATCGCATGATCGTATCGCGGGGGCGGGATTACAGTCCGTTTCGGCTTCGACTTTTCTTTCACAAACGATTTCGGCAGGCCGTCAATGGCCGCCAAAAGCGCCTTGACCGGATCGGCATCGCGGCCTTCGCTATGCCCGAAGCGCGAAGCCGGGGAAACCTGCGCGGTAAAGATGATGCCGTTCTCGCCTTTCCCGGCTACCGGGACAACGCTCAGGTAGCAAAGCTCGCCGTTCTTGGCGAGTTGCCGCAATGCAGTTTCAAGCTCAGACATCCGGGCCTCCGAGGCGGGCCCCGTAAAAGCGCCACGCCGCTTCGACTCGCGGGTGCGCTTCCCGGTACGCGACGATGATAGGGTCGGTCGGGTCCCACACAGCCGGAGCGCGCGGGATCAACGGCTCATGACGGTGGTCGTGGGTGCGCTTATGCTTCTTGCTCGGCTTTTTGAAGTTCCGCAACGCGACGTTAAAATTTCGCGTGCGCAGCCTCGCGCCGCTGCCGCCGCTGTTCGAGATTTTGCCGGTGCCGCCCCGTTTGACTTTCAGACTGCCCCCGCCTTTCACGAAACGAGAGACCGGAAGCCTAACCGCTGAGTCACTCATGCGTTGTCTTTTCTCGGTAGCCGGAGAACCGGCGGTCGATGTGCGACTTCACTTTCGTGAGGCCGGTCGGTCATCTCTTGAACCATCATGCCGATGACCGTGCCGAAAGCATAGTTCGGAACGTCATCTGGATGCTTGGCCCGGCAACAGTGGTAGAAAATATCAGTCGCTTCTTCCTTGGTATGAGTCTTGCAATACGTGAGCACAGCGGAGTAAAGATCGGCGCGTGTCCATGTGGCGGATTGGCCTTCACGAACCTGATTGAGCGGACGACTTCGACGTGCGTCGAGATGTGCGCCGTTTGGCGAGTTGCCGTCCCCGAACTGAAATGTTTTGCTCATGGCGTCCCCCGTGGGGCCTTCCTTTTTCCTTCGTCGATCCTCGCACATCCGGTGCCGAAGTCAAGCCGACCTTTCGCTGCACGCCAGTGGCGGCGTCAATCACCGCTTGCGCCACCGTGCGCCACCGAGCTTTGTGAAATGTTTTGAGTTGATCCCACGTTCCGACACGGGCATCCTTATCGACACCAGCCTCCCGCACGAAAGTTTCGTAGGCGACTCGCGCCGCCGCGCCCATGTTGTACTCGGGCCGCATTAGCGCGCCGGGCACGCCGCTATCATTGACGAGCCGTTTAAGCCGCTTGTGGATCGTTGCCATCGTCTCCTCCATCCTTGAGTAGTAGGCGCGGTCTAGCCTTCGCGCCCCCGAGCGCGTCGGGGAATTCCGTCGAGAGAGATGGCTCCAACGGATTGCCGCGCATGATCGCCTTGCGCGCCATGTCGCAGACCCACTCATATTCTTCGACGGTGATCGCATCGGCGTCGCGCACTCGCCCGGCGTAGGCTATGGCGGCCTGAGCGTGGGCCGACGTGATGACCGGATACCATAGCCGCGTGTCGGGCGGGTAATCATCGAACAACGGCGCGCACGCCTTCGAGGCGATGTCGAGCGCCGGGTGCAAGTTGAGCTTTATGGCGCCGCCGACTAGCACGCCGACAAGCAAGTCGCGCTTCTGAAAGCCGGGGGGACGATCCATCATTAGCGGGTCACCTTCGCATCGGCGCATTCGAGAACTAAGCGAGCGCCGCACCGGAGTAGCCGTTGGTCCCGATCATAGACGAGTCGGGCGGGTCCCACAATCTCAATCTCGTTCGCATAGATCGGCTTCTGATCGCTCGGCGTCCGCGCGATACGGATCGGCTTGTCGCCGCGCTTACGAATGATGTGGCCGTTGATGCTGACGTACTTCATCAATCTAAATCCAAGTCCCGAGGAGTCCCCGCCACCAGCCCCAATCAATCGGCCGGATTGAGTCGTGCCCGGGCCATCCACAAGAGAGTTGCGGCGGCCCGGGGGGAAAGGGACCCGCGTCCGCCGCTGCGGGTGTTGTTTTTTGCGAGGGGACACCGCCCGCTGGTCGCCCCGCCGACTCACGGTCGGCTGTCCAAAATGTAGCGCAGCTATTTTGACGCGCACGGATGGCGGCTAGTTGACTCATGACGCGAGCACTCGCTCCATGCACTCGCCGCAAATGTAATAGTGAGGCACAATGTAATCGGGAGCTATCTTGGGACGGACGTGCGTGCGCGCGTCCGCGACCTTGACGTGACCGCACTCGCGGCAAGCGAAGCGAAACTGATTGCCGTACTCGGCAGGGCTGAGCGGTTGCAGTTTCATGTGGTTCGGCCGTTCCCGACTTGCGTGAAGCAATCAAGCGTGGGGTAAACTATTTTTTCGGAGCCGAGCAACACGCCCGGGCCCGTGGTGCCGACGCAAGAGGCGTAGGCGTATGGGCGCTGGACAAGTGCGTTGTCGTTGTCGTCAAAGCCGAGCACGATGCCGTCGCTGAATGCGCCGTCATAGAGCCGGACGACATCGCCCGCGTGCCAACGGCCAGAAGTGTTTACATCCCTGTGGAACGTCATGTCACTGCCCATTTCCGAAGCCACCGCGCGCCGATCCATTTATGCTGCACTGACCGGAGTGACCAGCCGAGGCCCCGGCCTGGCTGGCCAAACAACCAACAGCGGACAACTTCGGCATCTTCGTACCGGCAGAATCTCACGGCCTCATTCGGATTGTGAACGAAGGCATCGCTGCAATCGTCACCGCATTTGCGTCCATTCCAATAGCGAGCACTGGAAGTTTCGATCAGCCAGCCAAATTCTTCTGCCATCGGTGGGGTTCTCTGCTACGTCAATGCCGGTAGGGTCGCAGTTCGAGACCGGCTTGCTCGACGAGGCGGAAACCCATCACGGAGTCGCCGCCCTTGGCCACTACGACCGCGCGCCGCATCCACTCGGCTGCATTGAGCTTGGCTTGGGCCTCGCCGCGAATAAGCTCTGCGCACTTAAGCGCGTCGGCGTCGCGACGATGGAAGTCATTTCCGGGGTTACGCATGATCTAAAACCTTCCTTGTCAGTGTCAGCCCACTTAGCGCGCACTCGGCGCGAGCAGGAGACTATCAGTCTCAGACTCAAAGGCTCTCAAAAGGATTTCCAGTAGCTCGCGGTCGATATTAACGGTGTCCATGTCGCCCTCCTAAAAAGGCAAAGGTTTAACTGCCGACCCCCGGAAGATGCGCCTCCGCAGGGCTCGCCGCAAGCGGCATCTCTTAGGGTGGTTAACGATGCGTCAACGCCGCTTTCGCGGGAGCAACGCACCCATATCGGCGATCCACTGTTTCACTTCTGGATCGGCGAGTAACATGCGCGTCACGGTCCAATCTATGTCCTCGCGCCCGGCGACGTCGGGCTCTCGGTCCACTTGCCGGCCCATCTCACTTTACCGCCCTTAATCAAATAGTGGGATTGGCAAGCCTGCTGCCAATTCCCGATCGAAGGGGAAAGTGTCGGACCACCAGTGGTATCGGTGAACGTCCATTCGGTGGAGCCAAGCGGCGTTCGGATTTTAGCGCCGCAACCGCACGCGCAAAGGTGTTGGGCGGTTCGATACTGCTCAGACACGTACAGCACGCCCGGCTCAAGAGTGTCCGGCATAAAGCGCACGCGCCGCAGGATGAAGTCACTGGTTTTCATCGAGCTTGGTTATACGCTTGGAAAGCCGAGTCAGTGCCTCGTCAACATGAACGGCGATGCTGCCGAGCTTGCACAGCAACGCGATAGACGGGCGAGCCCCGCTCGAAATGCGGGCGTTGCGGTCGGGCTGATCGAGCGGACGCACCCCGAAACCGCTCGGTGATCGCGGTTCAACATATTTCTCAAGGTCACGCTCATGCAAATAGCAGGCGCTCGCTACTCGCTTGAGTAGTTTCTTGGCTTTGCGTTCTTTGATTTGATCTGTCATTACGCGCGACCTATTTTCGCGAAAAAGGAAACTCACAACGCCTTTGCCTGCTTACGTTTAAGGACGCGGCAGTAGCCTTCAAGCAAATCATAGATGGTGACTTTTCGGAAGTTGCCGCACCGCTGCGCGCGGTTAAGATCGCAAAAGCACTTGCGACCCCGAACGCAGAACCCGTTTCGTCTTGCGATGCGGGTCATCGACCGACTAGCGCGATGAGAATGAGAACGACCGCGAAGGCGGCGACCACGCCAGCGACAAATGCGAATGCAGCTATATCAAGCTGCGAACAGTCTGTGCAGATTTGAGTCATGGTGCCGATCTAACGGAGAGCCGGGAAACTGTCAAGAGACAAGCTCGGGAATGCTTAACGCATTTTTACCCCACCGGGCGGCGGCGACCCGGAGCCAACGCCCTCCGGTGGATCATTGATCCCCCCGGTATGGACGGGCGGGCGGATCATGCGCACGGGCGCAGTGCGCCGACCGGCGGAGGGACCGGGCTGCTTGACCATCGCTTCAAGTGAGATGCGCAGCGGCGTCATTTCCTTCGAGACCCCCGTCGAGGGCTTCGAGACAATGACCGGAGCCGGGCGCGCGGCCTGCGGCGGGCGCGTTTGCGGCGGCCGCTGAGCATTGCTGGCGCGCTCAACGGGGAAGCGCGACGTGGTCGAGATGTTGGAGACGGTTGTGACACGAGTCACTTTCGGCGGGGGCTGCTGGACGCTCATTTGTTTAGACCGCCTATTGGCCCCAACTGCACGCACGCGGACGTGGCTTTAAGGTCTGTGAGACCAAGCTGGACGAAACTGTCGGCCTTCGCTTGCAGGTCCTCCATCGCCGATTTGAAGTAGTCCTGACTGCGCTCGTTCTCGCACTGCACGAGGGTGGCATAATAGAACGGGTATTTATATTCCTTGACGGGAGTGCCATCCGCCTTCGCTATCGTGCCGATAATCTCGCACGGCGCACACGGGGCTGCTTCCTCACCATGCGCAGCGACCACAATCATGAGGCCGACCACGATGACGCCGAGAGCTATAAGGACCCACGACAACCCCGTGGGCGCGATCTTCCTAGCATGGGAAGCCCGGCGCTTGCTCATTGAAACTCTCTCTAACACGGTTAGATTTTCTCGCCTTCGTGCGGCGTAATGCTGTCGCCCTCGTCACTCTTGGGTATCTTCGTCGAGTCGAGGCAGGCGGGAAGAATGACGATGTGGTCGCCGGACTTCTTCGACATATCCTTCCCGATGAAGTCGATGCCCTTCTTGAACGCCGGGTCCTTCAACGCGCCGTTGCATTCCTTCTCCGTCAAAAAGCCTTCCTTGACCGCGCCGACGCCGATCAACGTCCCGCTGCGGGCGAGTGTAATGCCGAGCATGATCTTCCACGGGTACTTGAGACGCGGGTCATTCGGGTCAGCTTTTTTGAATAGGTCCACGCCCGCGACCCGGATAAGCCCGGTCTCTTGGCTGGCGTGCGGGGACATGGGGAATTTCTGTGACGGCCCGCAGGCTGTCAACGCGAACGCGAGTCCGAGTGCTAGAATTGCTTTTGCCATTGCCGCCTCCCGAGGAATTAACCAAACCTTAGCCGGGGCGGGAGTAGTTTGTCAAGCGGGTTAGCCCCCTTCAAGGATTTCGAGAGCGTGCCGCAGGTCCGCAATGACCGAGAATCGGTCGCGCTCGGTGTCGGCAAGGTCACAGACAGTCACGCCCATGTACCATTCGCCGCCGCTGACAAAGTGCCTGATCTTGACGGTGTACTCGACCGGCTTCGCGCGCAGCCGGTGGATGATGAATTGGTTGGGATCACCCGAGGGCGGCATAGGCCATGTCCAGATGAAGGTCACGTTGGATTTTCGATTTCCAGCGGCCTTTGCAATGCGCCGGGTTGCAATAGTAATAGCCGTGCCAGCGGTCGGTGAAGTGGTCATCAACGCACGGCCACCCCATCCGTTTAGTGCGATTGTAATACTGCACCGGGGACTCGTTGCGTCGGCGCTTTGGCTTGATGATGGTAACGTCGTTCACTTCGGCTTCCTCACACTCGGCGGCACCAAGACCGGAGTGCGCGCAGGCTTCCGTACGCTCTTAGGCACGACGGTGACTGTGACTGGCGGCGGCGTCGGCGGGTCCTTGCTCATCCCAACTCCTCGTCGTAAACTGGCGGCGGATCGGGCTCGTCGAAGATTAGTTCGCGAACCTGCCTCGGCATCGTGACGATGGTTTGCTTCCTCGGCGGCATCCCGGTCGGGTTCCCGACTGCGGTGACCTTCATATCGAGCGTCGTGCGAGGCGACTGCGCCGCGAAGATTTCCCCGCGCACGCCGATGTCGAAGCGATCCGTCATCGGATTGGCCTTCGCCACGAAATGCGTTATGAGCAACTCGCCTCGCGCAACCTTGTCGGCGAGTTGCGCGAACAGTTCGCAGCCATCCATCTCGTAGGTGTTGGTCACGCGAGCGGGTCCCGATCTTCCTCTACGGCGCGCCGCATGGCATTCACTGCCGCTTTGATGCCGGGGGTAAGCTCGCCGCCGCGTATCTTGGTGATATGCTCAGCCGCGTTTGCCGGAAGGCCCTCCGCCTTCTCAAGCTCCTCCGCTAGAATTTGCCGAAGCCGTTTATCGTCCATATCAAATACTCCCGGGTCCTTTGGTTAGGTTGCCTTTCACGTCCACGCGCCCGGTGACCGCCTTCTCAATGGCCGCCTTGAGCGGGTCGTCGGCGAGACCGAACACGTTCATTGCCATCCGATGCGCAAGTTCGTCGTCAAGTCTCTTGTGCTCGCGAGCGACGGCCTCGGCGACGCTTTCGCGCAACGGCGGCTTCATCGTCGTCGGACTCGGGTTCCTCATAGGAGTCAAAGGGGGTTTCGTCGCCATCGCTATCGCTCCATCCGCAGTCAATGCAGAAGGACGGACCTACCATTGTCCCGACGCCGATGTCAACCTCGTCATGGTCGAGCGCCCCGCCGCAGACCGGGCAGTAAGAGCTACCAGCCACCGCCAACATCCTCCGCGCCGTCTGAGCCCTCGCCGTGGACTATAGCAAATTTCAAATCACTCATGCGTGCGGCCCGGTGGCTCGTACTCAACTTTGCTAATCAACATCGCCACCACTTCGCGATTGAAATTCGTGCGTGGTGTGTTCCTTTTCAAGTGCACCCCACAACCTTTGTGCCGCGTTGCGTTCGGCGTGCTCATTCGTTCCGTAGAGCGTGACAGTGAAGGTCATCATGTGATCGGCCTCAAAATAAGGATGACCGCGTTGAAGTCCGGGTGCCGTAGCACCATCCGGTCAGGTTCGCGATCCACGTACCCGGCTTTATCCGCCGCTGCGAATTCGCTCGGGTGCAAGAAGATGCACGGCCAGCCTTCGCGCGAGAGCGGATACGGCGACATCACTTTGTTCTCCAACGCAGTTTCATTGGAGCGTCCTGTTTCGCCGCTGCGATGTCTCGTAGCGCATGATGTCGTCGATGTCGAGCGGCGTCTCCGCGAGCGCCCGGAGCGCCGTACGGTTGACGTGCTGAATGAAATCCGGCGGGCAGTAGACGACCCTACCGAGTCGGTCGATCAACATGAGCTTCCCGCCGCGTTTGGTGACGATGTTCACGCGAGTCTCCGCAGCACCTTCTCGATGCGCTCGATCTGCGGCGAGATTAGCCCCTCCGCGAATTCCTTTTGGTTGACGACTGTGCCAGCGGCAAGCTGCATGTAGGCATGCCGAAGCTGCGCGGCGGCGAATGAAAGTTCCCGGGTGAACATGACGCTCGGCTTGACCTTGAAGCCGTCGCCGGGCGGCGCGGGTTCGCCCGCCGTCTTGTCGAGCTTGCCGCCGATGTTGTCGCTCGTAATCATTCGCCGCTCCGATGGATCGGGCACAGCGACGACCCGTTCTGTTCGTCGCATTTACACTCGGCCTCGCTGTAGAACATGCGCTTGTCGAGCTTGCGGGCGCGCAACAGCGCGAGCGTCCACGGCCCCCAACATACGAGGAGCACGATGACCAGCACAAGGATAGCCGAGCTTAGGTGGTGGTTCATGACCAGTGGTCATCCTGCCAGTCGCAATGATCCAAAGCCTCAACCGCTTTCACCACGTCAGGATGGTTCTCCGGGGAGGGACAGTCAAGTGGTACGCGCACAATCTTTAGCGCCTTGACGCCGAAGTCGGAGAAGTCCTCGACAGTCGCGTACACCGACCCGTCCCAAGGACGACGATTGATGTAGACCTTGCGGCCGTGGATGACCGCGTCGAGCACGCCGGGCTTCATA